TTATGTAGGAACTCTAGCTGGTGTTCCAATCTTTGAATCATCTAACATGTCTAACACAGGCAACGCAGGTGACTACAAAGGTGCGGTATTCCACAGAGATGCACTAGGTCTAGCAATGATGCAAGATATCTCAATCGAAACACAAAGAGATGCAAGTCTAAGGGCTAGCGAATTAGTTTCTACGGCTGTTTACGGTCACGGAGAAATCTTCGACGGATATGGCGTAGAAGTTCATTTTGACTCTTCAATCCAATAATAGAGATTGAATAACTGAACAGAGAGGGGAGTAATCCCCTCTCATAAACGCTACTAGGAGAACGCACAATGGCAATGTCAACTGACGCTGATTTGATTAAATATCAGCCAGATATATTAACATTCGGTATTGACGAATTTACTGACGAACATGCAAAAGCACGTGATGATATTTTACGTAAATTGCGTGATGAGTGGTGGGTTCGTTCTCGTAATGTTACTAACTATGATATTTCTCGTTCACTACCTAGCTTAGAAATGGATGACTCTAAACTCACTGAATCACAATTCGAACGTTGTGCAGTGTATCGTGTTCTTTCAGAGTACGCTCTACCGCAGTTAACGAAATGGAATAATGAAGGAAGTGAAGACAGGTTTCAAGTTATGATGATGCACTATCGTAAACGTTATGATGAAGAATTTAACTCTATTTTGAGAGATGGAGTTTTATACGATTTTGACGGTGATGGCACAGTCGAACAAACCGAGAAGCAACCATTTCACACTAGACGGATTATTCGTTAATGGCAACGATTACTATCAATGCCAGAAAGTTTAAGCGAGATATGGAGAGATTTGCGGATAGCCTACAACGGTCTATTCCAATTGCTCTAAATAGAAGTGGAGAGAAAACACGTGAAACTATTTTAAATAGAACAGCACGTGGAGTGGGGTTGAGAGGAGCATTCAAACAATATTCTCCCGGTTATCGGGAGTTTAGAAATAGTCAAGGTAGAGGCACTAAACCAGACCTTAACTTTTCAGGCAGAATGCTATCAAACCTAGATGTTGAACGTAAAGGTCGCAACAAACTTGTTGTGGGCTTTAAGAGAAGGGAAGAAAAATTGAAAGCTGAACATAACAATAAAACAAGACCTTTTATTGGTGTGACAAGCACAGAAGAAAAATCAATTATTCAGACTTTCGCTAGACAGTTAGAAAAGGACTTAAGATGAGCATTAGCAAAACTAGTTACAGAGAAAACATTGCAAAGAACATTGTTTCAGAGTTAAGGGAACTTAAATCTGTTAGATTTGTTACACGTGATGTTTTTGATCCAAGCGAATTAAGTGATGCTCAAGTTCCAGCAGTCTTAGTGTTAAGTGGGTCAGAAAGAAAATCTGACATTACAAGAGCATCAAGACAAGGAACTATTGAGTTTATTCTAACAGGGTTTGTTAAAGGAAAGTTTTTAGATACTGCCCGAAACAAACTGTTAGATGACATTGAAACGAAATTGTATGAAGATACAAAAAGAAATGGTTATGCGGCAGACACTGTAGTAACAGAAGTTAATACAGACGAAGGTGCAACTTTTCCATTAGGTGCGTTTCAAATAATCGTGCAAGTAGAATATATTCACCCTAAAGGTGATTTAGACAAATAACAGTAATAGGAGCAAACAATGGCAGTTCTAAAAGGTAAAGACGGTTCAATATCAGCAGGTTTGAACAATCTTGCAAACATTACTTCTTTCACTATCAATGAAGAAGCAGATACACTAGAAACTACAGCGATGGGTAACGCAGGTTACAAAACGTTTGTAGGTTCACTAAAGTCTTGGAGTGGAACAGTTGAAGCAGTATTTGACGATACAGATTCAGCAGTTGCAGTAGGATCAGCAATCACACTTACAGTAGTAGTTGATGATGGCTCATCTAACCAAGTTCAATATAGTGGATCATGTATCGTGACTTCAAGGTCAGTGGAAGTAGCAGTTGCAGATTTAGTCGGTGTTACTTTTGAAGTAACAGGAAGCGGTGCCTTAACTGAAGTTATTTCATAATAATATAATTTCACAAGAGGTATAAAATGACTACAAGCGTAATCAACAATGCGAAAACGCATTTTAAAACTAGACTTACAGACAAACTTGAATGGGTAGATTGCCCAGAATGGGATTGTAAAATATACTTTAAGTCTAGTGCAACACTTAAGCAAACCGAAGAGGTTGTTGCTTTGCACCGTGAAAATAAAGTCGCGGAAGCATTAGCAACTGTCCTTATTCAACGTGCGTTAACAGAAGATGGGAAAAAAATGTTTGTCGGTGCAGACAAATTTGACATGATGAATTCAATCGACCCAGAAGTTGTTACACGTATAGCTACACATATTCTGAATGTAGAACCTACAGCGGAGACCGTAGCAAAAAACTAAGTGCCGATGTTGACACATATTTCCTGTATCAACTAGCAGAACTACTGCACAAGTCTGTTAACGAGATTATGGAAATGTCAGCATCGGAATACATAGGATGGGCTGAGTATTTTAAGTTGAAAGAACAACGGAGTAAGCGAAAACATGGCAAACACAAGTATTGAAATTGAAATTAAAGCCCTCGACAAAGCAACCAGTAAACTAAACTCGATATCTAATTCAATGACTCCACTGAATAAAAAGGTGGGGAAACTAGATAAACAGTTTGACAAGGTTGACAAGTCAATCAAAAAAACAAGTGGGTCTTTTAAGGGATTAAAAGGTCTATTAGCAGGTGCCATCACTATTGGTGGTATTACTGCATTTACTAAGTCAGTTGTTGAAGCAAGTTCTCGTGCAGAGGATTTGAAAACAACACTTGACACAGTTACTGGTTCAGCAAAAGCGGGTGATGATGCATTTAAGTTTATTAATGACTTTGCAACAAGAACTCCTTTTGATATCGAAACTCTAACAGAGACATTCATCAAATTGAAGTCATCGGGTATTGAACCAACCGAAGAACTTCTTACATCGTTTGGTGATATGGCGTCTGTTACCACAGACCGTATCGGGTCAT